CGGCTTCTCTCTCAAAAGATTGGGGGGACCGAAATCCCCCCATTCTCCCTATGACTGTGTGCCAACTACTGTCCCATCAGAGTTGGGATTGAAGCTAGCACCCTCAACAGTTGCAACAGCCGCGATACGCAGATCTCCTGTCGTATCAACCCACAAGCCATAGCCATCACTATCCGTAGCTTGAATGATGATGCCCGAGGCAGTAGCAGAACCGTTCTGCTTGTTGAAGTTAGTGAATCCCGCTACGGTCTTAGTAGGAGCTGCCATAATTAGCCTCCCGAACTTCCGTATACGCCTCTCCACTCGGAGAAGCCTTTAGAGTACCGTGCGTAGATCTTATACAACGCATCACCAGACAGGAAGTCATCGGCTTCTGCCGTCTCTGGACGGACTCTCCACCAGAACTTCACGTCGTGCTGCCCCTTGGGAACGACGAGGAACCACTGATCCGTGTCGATGAAATACCGGCAGGGAAGGTAGCCATTCTCCTCGATCTCGCCGTGCAGCGGGTTGATCTCGTTGTTAGCCGTGAACGGACGATACACACTGTTCAGGACTTCCTTAGCCTGCCAGATGAACGTCGGATCAATAATCAACAAGGAAGGCCGCATGACGATCGGACGTCCACGGTCATCCACCAGCTGATTGAAAGAGTCCAGCGCTGCCTGATAGGTTGTGTACGAGAAGTCAGCATCCGTACTCGGCCTGTTTGCGATAGTTGCTCCGCCATCAAGACGCGTGTGTGCGGTATTGCACAAGCTCAACGCGTCCTGTCCGGTAAAGCTAGACGAGAACGCGTTGTTGAAGGTGGACCAAGCGTCCACTTCAATCTTGTACGACGCGGCTCTGCCGAGCTCCGCAGCCATCTGATTCATGATGGCATAGAGATCGTCATCCCACATCTCACGCGTGATACGGAAACCAAGTCCGTAAGACGAGTGCGTGTATCGCACCTTGCTACCCTGAATTGGGTCGTCGAACGAGGTGTCTTGGCCTTCCGGCTTCGTCACCATGCTGCCCAGGCCCGCCACTTTGAGATCTTCCTCATACGCCCGCTGAGACGTATTAGTATTGAGGACTCCCAGCCACTGATTCGGCTGAGCATCGATCTCGTTGAACATTACATCGTAGAGGCCCGGAGCTAGCAGTTGGCTAAATCCTCCAGTCGAGGTTACCATCTATATACTCCTATCTACGATTGAACGCCCTGACTAATGTCTGGGTCAAACGTGAACAGAATCCGGCCTCGGATATCTCCGATGACTTCCTTATCTTGCAACCAGAAGTCCCAGACCTGAACACGCTTGTTTGAGGTTTCGCCCTTATCGACAAACCATTTGCCTGTTCCAGCGTGCTTTAGGATCCCGTAACCCGTCATGATGTCTGTCTGTGCTGTGACAGCATTATCAGCCGCATTAGAGAGATTCCCAAGGAACAAGGTTCCAGGATGTGCCATAATGACAGTTTGCGAATAATCGCCTGCTGACGATCCGCCTTGCCCGTCTTCAGTTGCGATTCCGAGAACAAGTGCGGGATCAGCCCCACATTCATTCGCGTAACCTGATGCAACTACAAGAGGCGCACCAGCCTTAAAGGTGGTGCTTGCAGCTTCCTTGAAGTCCTGCCGAGCAATGCCCATACCATTAATGGTGCGGACCGCAGTAAAGGCGATACGTGGCGCTGTAGCCATCTATCTATCCTTTCGTCTGCGACTCCGATACGTTCTCCGAAGAGAACGACGGGTCATCTGTTGTTGTGAACACGTGACGGTCGCGGATCTCCCGCTGGTTGGCGTGTCTCAGCGCCTGTTTGACATGATCGTTTGCTCTCGCAACGAGCGTATCAAGGGATGTCTGCTGCCGTTGACGGTTCTGCTCGATAGGCCGCTTTACCCTCTCTTCGAACAGGTCCTTCTTCATTCGCATCAGCACGAGATCTCCTCTCATGTGAAGCGGTCCACCTGCGGGACGTTCGGTACTCTGCCCGACTTTCCCCAGGATCTCGCGTCGTAGATCTTCTGGAAGATCAGACCCACGTACTGGTTCCCAGCCGTCAGTGAGTCTCTCACTAACGTGGTGATCCAGATTCTTGTTCATCCACCGATACTGGTAGTTAGGATCCTTCTTGTTAACAAAGAGCTTGTCCCTCGGGACACTAACGCTCTGCGGTTGCGGTACTTCTGTCGAAGACACTTTTTATCCTCCCCGGCCTGTCGGCCCGTGAGACACTTTCACGATCGATGTCACTTTGTGTCACACCGCGCGTATAGACACGTTTTAGGTACTCTTCAGTGGACATGCCCCACTCTGAGGCAAGGCGTTCCACTTTACTCGTTGCCTGAAGTGGGACGACCTCTTCCTTCTTCTTCGTG